GTGGTTAGCTAAAGTTGGCAACATTGAGGCAGAGAGAATTAGAGATACTGCAGCTTCACGGGGTACCAATATGCACTTACATTTAGAAAAGCATGTACTGGGTGAGGGACATTTAGATTTAACTCCGGAAGGTGCGAAAGCTAAGACGATGGCTGATGTGATTATTAATAAGGGTTTAGGCGACATGTCGGAGATATGGGGCAGTGAGGTTACCCTATATTATCCTGGCAAGTACGCCGGACAAACAGACTTAGTTGGGGTTTATGACTATGAAGATTCTATAATTGATTTTAAACAGTCTAATAAACCTAAACAAAGACAATGGATTGATGACTATTTTATGCAGTTAGGCGCTTATGCGATGGCTCATAACCAGGTCTACAATACAGACATAACTCAGGGTGTAATACTGATGTGCACTCCGGATTGTTATTTTCAGAAATTTTCTGTGAGTGGCAAGGAGTTTATTAAATATCAAAATCAGTTTTTAGAAAGGGTGGATAAGTACTATGAACAAAGAAATAGTTAAGGCTGTTAGTAAAAAACAGTTTCAGTTAATGATGGAGTCTGAAAAAGCTTTGAAAAAATACTTGAATGCAGACACAGGCGGCAGGCCTCAAGCGACTTTGAGTGGGTTGTTTAACAAAATAGAACAACTTTTGACCACAATGTCGACTTGTCAGGACCGTATTATGCTATTGCAGCAGATGATGGATGAGGAAGCACCAATTGAAGAAATAAAAAGTGAGTAAAACCGCGGTTCATCACCTCCCTATAGTAATCTGAGAATACATAAATCATTAATTCGGTGTTTTAAAAGAGAGGTGATCTGGTGATTGAGGTGATCAGCCAATAATACCAACGTTTTTTTAAAAGTTAGGGGCCGCGAGGAAGGTTTGGATTGGAAAAACATGAAAATTTATTCTGGAAATGCTATAGGTGTTGGGATATGATAGGTCGAAACAGAAACTGGTCCGGTCCTTCTGATTGGATACAGAAGTTTAACGAAAAGCATAACCCGGATTTCTATGGCAAAAAAGAAAAGCAAGAAAAAAACAAAAAGAAGAATCAAAAACAAAAAGATCTTCCCTTTAAATTTAAAATCTTTAGGCAATCGGATTGAAGATTACCCATTTGTAGAAATTGAGTGGTTGGATATCGAAGGTGATGCCGGCTGGAGTAATACAAAAGATTTAAACAAAGAAAAGTTACCGCTGTGTGTATCTAAAGGTTATTTGTTAAGCCAAACAAAAGGTATTACCAGAATATTCAGTGATTATATTATGTCTAAAGATAATCCCACGTTTGATACTATTGGTAGTACTACTATAATCCCAACAGCAGTCATACAATCTATTAAAAAAGTTAATTAAACTAAAGGTAGTTTAGGTTTTATATCTTCTGGTTTTTCTTCTGGATCTACTTCCAATAACACAGCGTTGTCTTCCTTGATTGTTTTAATTCTCATATCCAATTCTTCCTCACTTAGCTCATCGAGTTTACCAGTACGTATAATTTTTTGATCATAATAAAATCCACCAACCTGACCCCTAGCTTTTTCAGCTACTGTTGCAGCAGAATATGATCTAGCTTTTATAGCCTCATCTCTAATTCTACCTAATTCTGTTAAATGACCACCATAAGAAACACCATATTTTTTATTACGTTCATCCCTTAGTTCACCAATATATTTTGCAACCATTGGATATAACTTTGGATTCTGCAGTTCATATGCTGTTTGTCTTGCCCTATCTTTGGTATAACCAGCTTCAACAGCTGCTTCATAGGCATATCTACGGCCCTCAAAAAATACTAATGCTTCCGCAAATTTTGCTTGCATTGGAGTAAGCTTAGGTAATGGGCCTCTTTTTTTCTTCTGTACTTCCATGGTTGACAATATAATTAGATTATCTTATAAAGTCAATTAATGAAAGACGAAGATAAAACATACGAAAATGAAAGGAGTCATGTGAATCAAGCAATTAAAACCGTGTTAAGCCCAATAACTCATGCAAGAAATGTAGCTAGTGCAGCTATATTTAATAAAAGAGGACCTAACGATTTAGAGGAACAGATCGATATGTTAACGAAACAAAAAGAATATATGCAAAAGAAATGTAGAGAAGCAGGCGCTGCTATTCTAGATCTTGAGCAACAAGTCAAAGATTTAAAAAGAGACAACACATTACTTGCTATGGATGTTGCTACTCTTACGAATAGATTGAGAGATGCGGGACTGTAATGTTTAAAGGAAGAGATCTAATGCCTTTGTTGGATAAGTTCTTAGGACCCAAACAAAAAGCAAGTGTAACCCAAGACGCTAGAGTTCAAGTTAGAACTCCAGACGGAAAACATTTTGATATTGCTGGTGTGAATTTAGTTGAAAATAAAATTTTAGGTGCTAGAGAATCACATCGTTTAGTAATTCATACACATGAAGAAGTCGCTAAGATGGGGAAAGCAAAACTCATTCTGTAAGAATTTGTAACGGTGGTTATTTAGTGAATCCTGAAACAAAATTATGGCATGAAGTTAAGAAAAGTTTATCAAAAATTAGTTGGACTAGACTGGAAAATAGTAGCGTACTTGGTACTCCCGATCTATTGGGGTATAATAATTCTGGGATCTTTTTCACTGTTGAATTAAAAGTTACTCCAGTTACATCGCGTTACAAAGTTCGGCTGTCGGCACACCAATTAGCATTCCATGTTAGGCATCCTAAGCATTCATTTATCTTGGTTAAGTCCCTGGCTCAGGGCACTTACCATTTGTTTTCTGGAGACAAGATTCTTCAGCTTGACGCTTGCGGCTTGAGGCTTGATGCCTCAGAGGCTTGTTGCTTGGGGCTTGATGCCTGTCACGAATTTTTAAATAAGTTACAGTAGCTTGTTGCCTGAATATAGGCGCTTGAGACCTGCGACTAGCTTGTGGCTTGAGGCCTTTATTGTGTTTAACAAGCCAGCCGACGCCGTTTTTAAAAAACCACATTATTCTATATTCAATCTAATAAATTCTTTTAGATGTCTTATTTTTTTATTAAGCTTCTTAATGATCTCATCATCCGCGCGCTCATCTTTTAATTGTCTTCTTATGTAATGGGTGAGGTGCATATCTCCGAGCTTGATGTCTTCTCCTTTACTCTCCGAGTAAAGTTCCTCTTCTAACGCCGCTGCAATATCGCAGGGCGTCTTTTTGTTTTTTGTAAATACTTTCTCAATTTCTATTAGATCTCTTATTATTGACATATTATCTCCGGTTGTGGTTGGTGTTTTTTTTCTTTTGAACATTTTCTGCAGTCAATCTAGCAAGTTTTAAATTTTTTAATTCTCTAAAAAACTTCTCACAACTATCTATATATGACCGCGGTAGCCCTGAGTGTGGCCGCAAGAAATAATGTGTCAGATCATTATAATTAATTTTTTTCATATTATCTCCGCTTGTTTATTTTTTATATAGATCGCTGTTAAGGTCCATGATTTCATTAAACTCAGCAGCCATGTCGCCGCTGTCGTCAAGGTCATCGAGACTTAAACCAATCGCCGCCGCCTGCTTGGCGCCTGCTTTTGCTTCCTCGGTCCAGCCCTCGGGCGGTGTTTGTTTAAACTGAGTGAGAGTTTTAAAACGCTCTAAATCTTTATTTTTTTTTGTCATTGTTTCCTTCCTGTTAGTGTTTACCGTAACTTACATTGCTTGAGCCTCTATTCCAACACGCGCGGCAATCTCCGCAGGTGTTGTTTTGTGACGGTGCTGGGCAGCTCGCGCCGCCCTTACTTGTTACCGTTGACGTCCACGGCCAAAATTTAACGGGCGCTTGGTCAATCATATGCGAGGACATACGAATTATTAAATTTTGTGGGACATCCTCAGTCGGGTTCTCAATTTGACTTAAGAACTGGGCCTCACGTGTGGGCATCCAATGTTGAATTTGAGGGGTTAACCTGCACACTTCAAAAATTTTGTTTAAGTGGTCCATTGATTGGATGTCTCCGGCGTCATGCCACCTAAAAAACTTTTGCCGTTTTATTTGTGTAACCATAGCTTCAACCCAAAGCGGATTGGTCAAGCTTTTTAATCTTACATACTGAGCCGCTTTAATTGCTGAGTATCTAACATAATTTCCTTTAAGTGCATAACAGCTAGCGCAAACTGAGTTTTTAATCTTACGTAACTTTGAACCCGTTTTGCACTCCCACGCTGGCAGGCTATAACTCAGGCCCGGCATTTTGCTTGTCCGTGTTAGGCTTCCTGTAATTGCTTTTGCTTCTTTTATATTCATACTTCCTCGCTTTCTAAATGTATCCTATATTATCTTATAACTATTGTCAAGCGTTGCTTGTGGCTTGTGGCCCGCTTGAGGATTGGCCCAAAGTTTATAAGGCGGCCCGCAAGGGGCGGCAATTTTTAATAGAGGGCCTTGATCAGCCTATTCTCATAGTTAAAGAGTTTAGCTCAATTGAAGTAAAACTTCTCGCCTCTCAACACTGATCCCAGAGCCTAGGCGGGAAATCCCACTGATTGCAATGCAACTAGGCTCAGGGATCAGTAGCAGGCCCGCCGGCATTTTTGTGGTCCTGCTATCAACCCACAGTTTAAACCCGCTAAGGTGGCACTGTTAGGCCAATAAGTTTACAACTTACAATTCTAGTGTTTTAGAAGCTGTTGCCAGCTATTATTTTTTTAACTCGGGATTACTGTATCACCCATCCGGGCGGGGATATGCTATTCAGCACCCGCCCAAATTCTTAAATTTTGTTAGGCCGTTAATCCTACGGACACTAAAAAAGCCATGAACAGACCAGCAAAAGATAAACTTATATATCTTGTAACCTTGGCGTCATGCTCCACAGTTGCGAGCTTACCTCTAAGAATTGTAAGCTCATCTATTTGACCTGCGATCATTTTATTTTGAAGTTTATTATGATCAATTAACTTATCTATTGTCAGTCCATAATCAGCCGGCATTGTTATCCCTCCATTTTTGGTCCTGTCTTATTCTTTTATTTTGCTCATCAATAAATTGCTGATTGTGTTTAGCTACCCAAACACCTGCCGCAATTATCCCTAGTATTACGATTAATAATACATATTCCATTAGTGTCCTCCATGTTGTTTTATTTGTGTCATATTAAAAGTATATAAGATTATCCTATATAAACAAGATATTTATTTACATTAAAGTGAAATAAACTTCTTGACATATGTAAGATTATCCTATATACTTGGACGGTGGCTGGGGATGGCGGTATATATTATACAATGCAACTATAGAATGTATGCAGATACTGCATCAACTACAGGTTGTATTCACGTTTAGAATGATTCTAATCTGGCCTGCGACACTATTGCACTTGACTAATATAGGATTATCTTATATAGTTATATTAACCCCGCCGTGATTATCTAACGGTAACGTATAGACTGCAGCGGTTGGGCCACACTAAATATAGTAGTTGTAATTATGCAACACACATGTGACATATATGTCACGCGCAAGGAACAGGACACATGCAACCACAGGTTGCAGCGCATTTTGCGCCCGCTCGCGCGCACGGCATTTTAATAGAGGTACCAGACCCAATCCGAAAAAAGCTGTAATATATAAAAAGTATTACACACAACGTCAAAAGGGGTCCCACTACTCTCGGATAATATGTTTGATTTAGGCGTACGTACCCTGTAAAAACATTTTGACACCCATAAGTAAAATTATGCCTGATATAAAAAATATTTTAAAAAATTTAAACATTGAGAACCTAGACCCTGAAACTAGGAAAGAGTTAAAAAAGCTAGTTGTTAAGAAAGACGAAAAACAAAGGCATAGAAAAATTCAGGAAAATTTTATGGATTTTGTAAAACATATGTGGCCTGATTTTATAGAGGGGGAGCATCATAAAATTATTGCAGAAAAATTTAATAATTTAAAATCTGGAAAGTCTAAAAGACTTATTGTGAATATGCCACCCAGACATACAAAATCTGAATTTGCATCCTTCCTACTACCAGCCTGGATGATCGGTAACAGACCAAAATTAAAAATAATTCAAGCAACTCACACAGCCGAACTTGCTGTAAGGTTTGGTCGTAAGGCTAAACACTTAATGGACAGTGAGGAATACAAAGAAGTTTTTCCAACGAGACTACAAGAAGATAGTAAAGCCGCTGGTCGCTGGCAGACAGCACAAGGGGGCGAGTATTTTGCAGTTGGTGTCGAGGGAGCAGTAACCGGTCGTGGTGCGGACTTACTTATCATCGATGATCCTCATTCAGAGCAAGACGCTATGAATGCTAAATCTTTAGAGCGGGCTTATGAATGGTACACGTCAGGTCCACGTCAACGTCTTCAACCAGGTGGAATGATTGTACTCGTTATGACTCGATGGAATACCAAGGATCTAACAGGCATGTTACAAGCAGCACAAGCTGCAGACCCCAAAGCAGATCAGTGGGAAGTAGTTGAGTTTCCTGCGATCCTTCCTAACAATACACCGGTGTGGCCAGAGTACTGGGAACTAGAACAATTATTAAATGTTAAAGCATCGGTTGCCCTTCCAAAATGGAATGCACAGTATATGCAAAATCCAACTTCTGAAGAAGGTGCATTAATTAAAAGGGACTGGTGGAAGAAGTGGCCGGAGGATAGAGGCATACCCGCGTGTGATCATGTTATCCAATCTTACGATACTGCATTTTTAAAAAAAGAAACTGCCGATTACTCAGCCATTACGACCTGGGGTATTTTTCGTGAGAATGAAGATAGTCCTCAACAACTAATTTTATTAGATGCAGTTAAAGATCGTTTTGAATTTCCAGAACTCAGACGTGAAGCTTTAAAATTATATAAGTACTGGGATCCAGAAACAGTTTTAATTGAAGCTAAGGCATCAGGATTACCATTAACCTATGAGCTTAGAGCCATGGGAATCCCTGTAATTAACTTTACACCTTCAAGAGGTAATGATAAACACTCTAGAGTAAACTCCGTTGCTCCCATTTTTGAGAGTGGACAAGTGTGGGCGCCTACACATTTACAGTTTGCGCAAGAAGTCATAGAGGAATGTGCTGCTTTTCCTTTTGGTGATAATGATGACTTAGTCGATAGTACAACTCAAGCAGTAATGAGATTTAGACAAGGTGGTTTTTTAGGTCACCCTGAAGATTATAAGGATCAAATTATGCCAACAGTTAACAAAACATATTATTAATGAAAGTTTTAATAGAAATTTATAAAATTCTAGCAAGACTAGGAATTAAACCTAAAGATATTTTAGGGATTGGTGGCAATATTCAAAAAATGGGTAAAAGTTTGTATAACAACCCAGTATCTCAAGAAGCTTTGTTATGGATTGCAAAAAATCGTAAGCTTCCAGCAAAATTTATTGAAGAAATTAAGTTAACTGCTCGAACTTTAAAAAATTCTAAACCAAAAGAGCAAGAAAAATTTTTACAAAACTTAAAAGACATAGAAAAATCAAAAAATCCTTCTAAATTAAAATCTGCACAAGTTATTAAACTAACAAAAGAGTCCAAGTCGCCAGTACCTAGCGTCAAGAAACCAGAATCTGTTAGTCCATTGGTTGATAAAATAATTCAAAACATAGAAATTGCAAAAACAATAGCGGATGCAGAGAAAGCAAAAAAAATGGCCTTTGCTAGAGGAGAACTTAAACCAAAAATTACGGACAAAAGCGCATTAGACGCTGAGTCTGTTTTAAAAATGAATTATAATGAAAATAATGAGTTTGCTAACGCTAAAGGAGTGGCTCGTTACATTGTTATGAACTCAGATTACCTATCAGAAAAACAATCTAAAGATTTAGCAGCTGGTAAGGACCCAATAATGGTTTTTGAAGAAATTTATGGAACGAAAGCTACTAAAAATATTCCAAACGAGAATAGTACTAAAGTTGCTGCCGCTTATGCAAATT